TAGGTAAATTAGATCATAATACTACTATACTAGATATTGGAGATTCATATACTTATTATGATGAAGAAGATGAAGAAGATAAAACTACAACTGTAAAAAACGGTGACTTCTATATTGTAGATGAAACTGGTACATATAAAAACTTGTATGCTAGAAAATATACTTATTTATATGTAGCCAATAATCAATATAATGTAACACAACATTTACCAATTCGTAAATTATCTGATATATTAAATAATACAAATCCTTCTATAACAACATACGACAATGCAGGTTATGCTAGTCTTACACCAAACACAGATTATTATTTAGATGGTAAAAACAGTGATTCTATTGACTTAATTGTCAGTAAAAGAGATTGTTTCATATCTATCTTAAATAAAATATCTCAGGGAACAATTCATTAAATAGTGAGAAAAATATGAGGTGATAATATGGCCAATAATAATGATACTAAAAATAAAATATCAATTGCTACATATGGCGTTGGTGTAAAATTAGATAAAGATTCTACAAAAATATCAGATATTGTTAAACAAACATCTCTCGAAGTCGCTGCTAAATTTGGAAAACGTTTAGACAACAAAATTATTGATAGTTATACAAATTTAAATTTAACAAACGTCTTTAATGTAACTCCTGATGGTAAACATATGCCAAAGAAAACTACTGAGGATGTTGATAAATTCAAAGAATTAATGCAAGATAACTCAATGAGTGCTATTACTATGTTAACTGCAGAACAAGGTAGAATATTAAATTACGCAAACTATAAATCAATTGTTGATAATATTCCAGAAATGGCATTAGCTAGAGAAACATATGTTTCAAATATCTTAAGCCCAGATGATTATACTAAATCTATATTTACTATTAAATATAAATCTAGTGATCAATCAGAAGAAGAATCCGTAAATGCACAATTAAAGAAACTTGTTACAAAATATCAAATTGAAGAGAAAACAGAAGAGATTGTTAATAAAACTATTACTTATGGTGATTGCTTCGTAGCGGTATTACCATATGATAAAGAAATTGCAAAATATATCGCCAATACTTCAGCTAATGGAGTATTAAACGAATCATATTCTAAAGAACCAGTTTATAGAATGTTAACAGAAGATATGCATCTTACAGAAAGAATGTATTATGATACTTTAAATGAATCTAATACTAGAGATTTGTTTACTGAAGCTGATAAAGAAGTTTTACATGAAGCATTTGGTAAAGATGCTAATGTTGAACAAATTGTTATGGATTCAGTAAATAAAAATGTTCATGTAAGATCATTTACTGATTTATTACGTAATAGAGCGTTAGCTGATAATGATATCTTATTCTCTAAATCAGATATTGAATTAAAAACTGATAAGGATAAGAAAAAAAAGAAAAAACAAGAAACATTTGCTATCAATGGTGCTAGTATTAAAGTATTAGAACAAGATAGAATAGTTGCCTTAGAAGTTGATAATGTATGTTATGGATATTACTATATTGAACCAGGTGCACAATTAGGTACTGAAAGCCCATATAGTGCTAATACTGCAGCTCAATATTCTAGAGCATCAAATCCTATGAGTCCAACACTCCAACCTCAACCAGCTGGTGGTGAAATGACTCCATCTTCTTCAGCTGCAAAGAATTTAAATATTTCTGATGAAAAGATGAATTTAATTTCTCAAATCTTATTAAAAGCATTATCTAAGAAATTAAATAAAAACTATATTGAAGATAATAAACAATTCAAAGACTTATTATATAATCTATTAAAACAAAAATATATTTTCGAAAAAGGTGTTTCTATTACATACTTTATGCCAGAAGAAATTATTCATTTCAAAGCAGATAGTATTTTCAAAGATGTTGTATTCTTCGCAAAATTATATTTAGCTATCTTAACTAATACTGTTATTATTAAGATGGGTAGAGGACATGATAAGAGAATATTCTATATTAATGGCGGTTTAGATAACAATCATGAGCAAGCTATTATGAAAGTTATGCAAGACGTTAAGACAAAAGAATTTAAGATGTCTAACTTAGGATCTATTTCTTCTATCTTATCTCTTAACCCAGGAATATTCGATGACTATTATTTAACACAGATCAATGGTGAAAAACCAGTTGATATTGATATTCTTCCTGGTATGGATCAAGAAATTAATAATGACTTCACAGAATTCTTAAGAAAGTCTATGATCCAGGGAACTGGTTTACCACAAGCTTTATTAGAAGCAGCCGATAATATTGAGTTTGCTAGACAAATTACAGCTCAAAATGCAAATTTCTGTAGACGTGTTGTGAGACAACAAAAGTTATTAACTCCAGCATTTACAGACTTTATTCGTACTTTATATAAATATGAATATCAGTATAACCTTGATGGTTCTGAACAAATTGATGATATTGATATTAATAATATTACAATTCAATTCCCATCACCAGGTGCTTTAAATTTAGCGAATGTTATTGATATGTTAACTCAAATTGATTCAGCTTCAGATTATATTACTAAGAGATATATTCCAGATAGAATGGATCAATCTAGTATGGATGAACAAGCTGCATTTAAGATGAGAGTTATCGAACATATGGCTCCACAATTAGATTGGGAAGCTTATAAAGACTTATACGATCAATTTAAAGATGAGTATAATAAAGAACTTTTAATTAAAACAGCTACAACTCCTCCAGTTGATCCTAATGATCCATATGCGAATGGACAATATTAAAATAAAAAAAAGAATAAGATTAATTTCTTATTCTTTTTATATATTTAGTTTTTATTTTTTTAATAATATTAATTATCTTCCAATAAATTTATAAAAATGATATTTAGAAACTTTTTGAATTGTTTCTCCATCTTCATTTTTGACAATGTTTAATTCACCTTCACCAAAAGCATATACTTTCGTAATTTCAGTGTTAGCGAATTGTAAACCTTTAACTTTATCAACATCGATATATAGTGAATCACCTTCAATATAAACTTTAGTAATTCTACCACATATTCTTAACATATCTACTTCAGCTCGTTCAGTAAGATTTCCATCATATTCAAGGAATAAACTATCTTTCTTTAATGCTTCTTGAACTACTGGACTATTGACGATATCGTTTTCAACAGTTTCTCTAGTATAAACTCTACCGTTGATATTTGGTTTACCTATATTAATTCCTAAAACTTCATATTTCATTATTTTTCTCCACTTTTGATATGTTTAATATAATCTTTATCTAGTATGATTAAATGGTTATAATCTTCTGAATTTGGATTATCATATACTAATAATCTCAAAGTATCATTTTCTCGATCATACTCTAATTTCACACCAGGCCGACTATCTACTTGACCATGATCATCATTTGAAACAAATTCAACAAATACTCCAGGATAATCTTTAGAGTCAATTAAATTTGTTACAATAGCACCTTTGATTTTTTTAATTGGTAATTATTCCATATAAACACCTTATTTAATCATATACCAAGTAGTTGCGTCTATGTTATTATAAACATAGTGATTTTGAATATCCATTTCATAATTTTTAATTTCCATAATATCTGTTATTTCACAACCTAATAACTTCGTCCAATCGTCTTCTGTTAAGAATTTTAAATTATCTACATATCCATTATCATTTATTAAAATGTCTGCATAGAAACTAATAATATCTTTTTCATGAATATAGTTTACGTTTATATATTCATAATGTTTAACTTCTTGTAAATAAATAGCTTGATTGGCGTCTCCTTTTGGAAGATAACGATATGTAACAGTTAATTTTTCATCATATGTTATAATTGGAACTTTTATTACAATGTCATTTCTGTGCGATGCATATAAATAAGTTGTATTATATTTATTAGGACTAACCTGTGTTGAGCTTAATATATACACATATCGACTAGTTTCTATATCATAAACTATTGTATTAAAATCAGTATGATTAGAGAAGTTATTTGTTGATTTTTGGATTGTATAAGTTCTAAATGATACATTTGCAAATTTTTGACGAGATGTTGTAACAGTATAATTTTTATAATATCCATTACCACCAACACGTATTGTTTCATTATCTTTTAAATCTATTAATTGATTTGTTTCTTTATTACATAATTGATTTGTTTCTTTATTACATAATTGATTTGTTTCTTTATTACAACCAACTAATAAACAACTAAATGTTATCATTAATATTAATAATAAACTACAAAGAATTTTCTTATTTTTCATTTTTTCTCCTTTTATTTTTTTATTTTAAAAAAGGATGATCATAAACAGATCATCCTTAATTATTTACTAGTCTTCTACTTCTTCACCATTTTCATCTATATATATTTCTGGTCTTTCAGTAGGTTCTTCTTTGCTTAAGTAAAAATCAAAATAAGGTTCGTTGATATTTTCTAAAAACGCCTCATATGCTTTCATCTTAGCTTCAGTTTCATTTTCTGCTTCAACTTTTATAGTTGCAATTGGTTGAGATTGGCATTCAACTGTCATATAGTATTTTTCCATATTTTATTCTCTTTCTTTTTAATTATGACTTTCTGTTGTTAATCCATCTGGATTTTCTTCTGAGCAACCCCAATGAATAGTTGTTGGAGTATTATCAAAATATCTACTCCAATTTGCTGCAGTTGGCGTCTTTGGAGTATAACAGAAGTTAATTGTTCCTGGCCATTCATTGTGCCAGCCAGTTGGTTTTGATTCAGCTTCAATATAAATATCTGTAAGATTACATGATCCATCAAATACCCATTTTTGCATTGTAACTAAAGTTGATGGAATATAAAGTTCTGTTAAACTCTCACAACATTGGAATGCTACTTCTCCTAAGCTAATAACTCCAGTTAAATCAACATACTCTAAAGATATACAACCTTGGAATGCCCAAGATGAAATAACTGTTTCATCATGGAAAATAACTTCTTCCAATGCTTCACATCCTCTGAATCCCATATATCCGATTGTGGCTTTTCCTAAACATTCTACTTTTCTTAAATTTGCATATTTACCATTTGTTTTATAGTAGTTCATGTTTTGCCATTTTTCTTGACCATATGTTTCAGACTCTTCATCCATATCAATATAGTGATTACATATACAACTTAAATATGTACGTTGATCTGGATTAACTTCATTTTTCAATGTAGTGATTGTTTCTACTTTATAAGGATTTAAACAATCCTCACCCATACTTGTAACAGTTCCTGGTATATAGAAATCCGTAATATTTGTTCCATCAAAAGCATGAGAACCAATTGATTTTAAACCGCTTGGTAAATCTACCTCTTCAAGATATTCACAATCTCTAAATGCATTATAAGCAATTCTAGTTATGCCTTCTTTAATAATAACTTTCTTAACTTCAACATCTAAAGCTGTAAATAATTTATTAAACGAATCTCCACTTTCTAATCCAAGCATCGCATCATCTGTCAATGGCCAAATACATACGGTATTACAGCATATTGCCATTTGATAATCTTCTGTTCTAAACACTAATTGTGTTGCATCTCGTAAACAAGTGTGAGTTGTATCATCCCACTTATGTTCACCAGCTTGATATTCTAAAACAACAGCACTACCATGTTCATCAATATAACGCTCAAATCCACCTTCTTCACAATTTCCTGTGTAAGAATATTCATAAAGTGGATTGGTTGGAATCAAATCAGCGTTAACACCAGCTACATATCCAGTATCAACTTCACCGATAAACCAATGACCATTATCACCAATATATGGTGTTAATCCGTCTTGACCGACTTCACCATCATTACCTTGACTTCCAGTTGCTTGAATTCCAGTGTCTTGTTCATTAATCCACCAGTTACCATTAGTACCAATATATGGTGTATAACCATCTTTACCATTTGTTCCATTGATACCATTTTCACCATCTTTAACATTGGCTACGATTTCTAACATTTGTTCTAACATTGGTTTGAATCCACAATGATATAAACCACCTAACGAGCCAACAGCTACAATAATAAATATTATAAAAAAGGCAATAAAGCCTTTTAATGTTTTTTCCTTTTTTTCTCTAGGATCTAATGTAATAACTACATTTTCATTATCTGTCATAAATAACCTCTTATTTATACCACGGCTAATATTGCCTTTAAGACATTTCGTCTTTCATTTATTATAAAATTTAATAAATACTATACCTACTGATATATTCTATAAATTATATTTAGTTTCAATTTCTTTTTGGTTTTCTTTATACCAGTTTACTGAGTTTGCTCATCGTATTTCTCCTTTGAATATTTTACTGGACTATCTCCAGGTTTAGATATTTTAACTTGTAAAATTCCAGTTTCTATCAATAGTTTCTTTAAAACTAATTTTAGATTTGGATCTTTACAGTCTTTATAAAACGATAATATTATTAATTTTTCTTTATCTGAATAATACATAATATTAATTTTCCTCCTTAATAATATCAAACATTTCTTTAATATTGTCTTTTAATTCATGACGTTCTTCTATCGGAGTTGTTGAACTTGTACTAAATGTCTTTTCAACTAAATCAATAAACATTGTGTATTGTCCATCATCACCCATATAGAATTCTTTCCATTGTTTATCATTCATTAAACGTTCTGGTAATAATTGCTTAATTGCTAAATTATCGAATGATATTACGCTAAACCATTTTTCAACTTTTATCTCTAATAGCATTTCTCGTAATTCTTCGATATTTCTTTCAACGGATTTGGATTGTTTTTCATATAAAGCTTTACCACGTCTAAATTGTTTATATCCCAATATTAAGATTTTAAAATTACGATATGATAACTTTGTTAAGTCTCTAATATCAACTAATCCAGATATCACATGTAATACTGCATTTGGGAAATCGGCTACAGCTCTCATAAATTCATCATTTACGTCTGTAACTGAAACTCCCAATCCATATATTAATTTATTGTTAACTAAATATCTAATTCTATCAATATTCTTCATAAAATGAATTTGATTTACAGTCATTGATGGAATTAATTGTAAGTCTTTACATTTTTGTAAAAACTTTTCTAGATCTGGATGTGCTAAAGGATTACCACCACCAATAGCTAATTCTGTATATGGATGTAAAGTTTCAATAAACTTCGCATTCATAATATCTCCATGTTTACCATCTATTGTTGAATTCTCGTGGCACATTTTACATCCAATATCACATTGATTTGTAATTTTAATATCCATTGATTCTGGATATTCTGGTTCTAAAGTATCTAAATTATTTTTACGAATTTTAGTTCCAGTTTCAGTATCTATATAAACGGTATAATTACCATTTTTATATTTTACTAATCTTTTCATTATTTTTCCTCTAAATTATTGAATAAGCTATGATTGATAATATTAGAGTAATAACTGTAAACCCTAATCTAATACTATCATAAATTAATTGTTTTTTCATTATTTTTCTCCTTTAGTATTCTCTTCATTTATTTTTTGTTGGATTTGTTTGAATACTGTTTTAATTTCTTCTATATTTGGCGAGTTGATTTCTTGTAAGTATTTATCAACATCATAATCAAATAATGAATTGGTTACAGCTATGCATTCAATACCTTTATTCTTTAAAGCATTCATTAATCTTTCATATGCTCGAACATCATCTAAACCATTTGGCTTTGGTAAATGTATAATATATGGTTTAGATGGATCGAGTTCTGTAATATATAACTCTGGAACTATAATGTTATGTAATTTAGCTCTTTTCATTATAAATTATGAATCATTAAATCTAATGCACAAATTTCTGCTTGAAGATTATATGATGTTTTTTGCCAACCAAGATAAACCTTATACATAGCCATAAAAGATTCAGACAATGTTTTAACTGGTTCATCAGCTGGACGTTCTGGATTTACAAGAGTATCCATTACTTCAAGACCACTTGTTAATCTATTTAATGTTGCTTCACTAGTGCATTTTTCTAAATCAGCATCAGCTGTTTTTTCATTATAATCATATAAGAAATATGACATAGTAAATGGATTCTCAAAAATATCTCCATATGTTTTGATATATTCATCAATTTGATTTTTCTTTTCTTGCTTTTCAGCTAATGATGCTTTATAATCTTTGCATTGCATATATTTTTGAAATCTTTCTTCATTTTTTTGTAACTTCTTAAATTCTTTTTCTTTCATTTTATTCTCCTTTTCAAAATTGGCTTGTTTTATTTGCTGTTCCACTTAAATAATCAATTATTTCTGATACATTATCAAACACTCTGTTTGTATATAAACACCATCAAGAATCAGATCCAAAGCCTTCTTTTCTTAATAATATGTATCCGTATTTTATATTTTTTACTCTTAAACCATATTTATCTCTAATATAAGCTTTTAATTGTTTATCATTCATTTTTTTAATCCTCCTATTTTATATTTTTACAAATGAATATTGCTCCCCAAAATAACACAAATAATATAATAATTGTAAATATTAGTGCTGATCTCGGAGATAGTTTAACTCTATGATCTATGCACGATGCATAATCATATTTTTCTTTTTCGACTTCAGATTCTTTTTCCTTACAGTCTTTCCATAATTTAACAGCATAGTAAATCAATTGAGATAACCATGCTGCTAATTGAATTAAAATTAAAATTGAACTAATTAGTAAAAAGATATAATGCATTTGTGACATACTATTTATCTTCTACTTTCTCATAACTTTGTTTAAAAGTATATGGATCAACAATAATAAATTCACCGTCATTATTTTTTAGAATATGATCACCAATACGTAATGAGTTATTCTTATAATACACATGATTATATTTAAATTCGAATAATTCACTATCTCCTACAAATTTCATAACTGATCTCCAGTTAGTAATTATGTATTCGATGTATTCATATTCTTTCGGAATAATTCTACATTTCATTTTTAACCTCTCCAATCTATATAGAATCACATTAATAATATATTATTTATCGCTGTTTTAAAAAAAAAAGATAGATAAAAATATCTATCTTATTTTTGAAGGAGGGTGTGTGGATCTAAGTCTTCATGTTTTTCTGGATTGAAAGTTCCAGTTACATGACTAACTAATTTTGCATACCAATAATTTGAAACAGGTTTATTAATATCAACTTCACCAACTGTAGGCTTATTTATTTTTTGGAATAAATTCTCAGCTACATTTAATGCAAAAGTTGGAAGAGTTTTATTTACTTGAATATATTCAACGATACTACGTGATGTTTCGGTTCTATTTTGAATTGCTAATCTAATATCAGCAAGCTTATTCATATCAATTGTTAATTCACCCATTAATGATTTGATTGTTGATGTTTCGCCAAAACTATGAATAAAATTATCATATAAATCTAAATACAACTCTACACATTCACAATATCCAACTTCAGTATCATGACGAGCGTTGATGAAATCTTTAATTGCTTTAGCAGCAACTGGAACAAATTTTTCAGCAGCTGAGCAAATCATAGCAACGTCACATGCAGCTAATTTATTTTTCATTGAAGTACTATCAATAACTAAAACATTATTAATCATTCCATTAACATATTCTGGAACTAACATTGCAATATATGAAGCGTTTGTTGAACCATTAATTGCTGTATCATCTAATTGAACTGAGATGTTGTGATATAATGGAAATAAACGGCCAAATTCTAACTCAATAGCGGTTTTAGATATTTTATCGCTTTTATAATATCCTAATAAAGACTCTATTTTTTCAATTTTATTATTTAATTCTTCACTCATAAGATATTCCTCCTATAATGTATACTATAATTAATTGTTCCAAAAACCCCGAACAATATATTATATAAAACAATAATGGAGGCTAATATTATGAAAAATAATTCAAATAACGGATTATCTCCAACAATGGTACTTAGATATTTACATTCAAAATTTGGTACATTAGTACAAACAATGGAATTAACAGATCAAGAAATGATGAGAATTGTATTCCAACAATCACTTCCAACATTTAGTCAATATTTTCCATTTTTACCATACGTTACTTTAGAAGAAAAAGATAGAATAAGCATTAATGAATATCGTATTCCAAATGACTGGAACTTACAAATTCTTTCATTACATAAACATTATTTATCAACAGAGAGTAGATTTGGTACAGGCTGGATAGCGCCAATTATATCAAATCCAATTGATTCACAATTATTATCTGATAGATACTCAATGTTTGTAACTCCATTTATTCCTGATTTTATTCCACCTAATAAAATTAGAATAAATCAAAATTATTATAATTGTGCGGATTATTTAACGCTTCAATTTAAAGCAGTTCATCCAGAGCATTTAAAAACGATTCAACCAAATATGCGTGATGAATTCTTACAATTATGCTTCTTAGATGTTTGTATTGCATTATATCCTATTAGACATAGATTCAATGCAATTTCAACAACATATGGACAATTAGAACCATTTACTGAAATATTAGATAGTGCTAAAGATGAAAGAGCATCTCTATTAGAAAAATGGCATGCACAATATATTTTCAACGGAGATCAGAAGAAAATCTGGATTGGTTAAAAGGCAAATATTTTTGCCTTTTTTTATTATTTAATTATATATTATCATTTTGTCATAATAAATAATAAAAAAATAATTGGAGGAAATATTATGAAAAATTTTAAAAAAGGATATGATTTGGGATGTAGATCTAACGGGTATATGCCAAATGAAAATTATTAATATCCTACCAATCAAATTGGCCGGAATAGCTGGTTGTGTAACAGCCATTATCTGTTTCGGTCCAAAAAATGGAAAGTAGAATTAATCTACTTTCTTTTTTTTACCATTCATCAGAATTATTAAGTCTTGATATTAAATCAAACATATTATTCTGATTTATTTTTCTTTGCTCTTCTTCAGATACATAACCTTGTAAGGCATCTTTATTCATCATATCTCTTGCAGTTGATAAGTATCCCGGATCATAGTTAATTTCATCATATGCGTTTAAAGTATCAATCATAGTACTAAATTGATTTACTAAATTATATGACTGACCTTCGCCCGTTCTACCATTAGCTTGTGTTGCAACAGGTAGAATATGAAAACGATCTTTAAAACATTTTCCATATGTGATAGCATAACGTGTAATAAGATATGACATAACAATATCGTCATGGTAACCTTGTCTTGCTTCAATCTTACCAGATTTTGATCTTGTTAATGCTTTTAATTCATTATAGAAATCTTCTGAAACAAAGACTTCTGGACATTCATCAACTATTGTTGGAAGGATATCCATCATTAATTTTCTTGATTGTTGATTTGTACTAGTACCGTATACAATACGTTTAGTTTTCTTTTTTTGTATGAAACCATCACTTAAAGTCTTTTCACCTTGACGCTCAACTTCTTCTCTATACATTCTTGGTTCGATATTTGGATCTCGAATTAAACTATCAATAATATTTAATCCATATGAGTTATTTTCAATATTTAATAATCCATGAACAAACCACTCTGTTAATAGTGATCGAATTAATTCTTTAAAATCTTCTGTATCAATTTTTGAATTCCAGAATAATCCAACAACTCTAAAATCTCTTGGATCAATAATATTAATAACAGATCTATCGAGTGTTAAACCACCAGATACGTCGCAACTGAATATATAATTCATTAAGAAATCTGGTTTCTCAAAGAAGTTAATTTGATATCCATGAACCATTAATGATAATTCTGGAGCTTTACAATAATGTTTAACTAATTCTAATTGCTTTTCTTCAAATACACTATCTTTATCTGATTCTGGCCATACGTTTAATAACTCTCTCTTAATAGTAGTTGGATTCTTAATCAATCTACATTGATCTTCAAACCAATCCTTAGTTTTGCCACACTCTTGCCATTCATATTGAATATATACAAAGTCATTACCTGAGTTTGCACGTAAGAATGGTGTAATTTCATCTTCTGGAATATCATAAAATGAATATGTAAATCTATATGCATCTAACAAAATATTCGTATAACAGAATGATGCTTGAGGTAATGCTAAGTTATTTGGTGTTGTTGTAATTCTAATACCGTATGGAGCACCGTTTGCTTTAGCAACTTGTGAAGATGTTTTCCATGCTGGGATTAATGCTGCCCATACAATTTCATTTCTTTCCAAGAACGCAAACTCGTCCATATATACCATTGCAGTAGAGCTACCACGGCCCAACTTATCTGCTGCAGCATCGTTATGAGCTGATGATAAACCAACAATAGTATTTTTTCTTTTATTATTAAATTTCTCTTCAAGATTATCTTTATCATCTCTATCGGAAATTAATTGTTGTAACCAATATGGTAATAATTCTTTATATTTCTTCAATCTACCTAAGTTATCAATAGAACCACTTTGTGCTTTATGTAAATATGTTTCTTTAATATATGAGCCAGAGAACGCATGTACCCATAAACTAAATGATACTTCAACAACAGTTTTACCTACTTGACGAGGAACCATGAATAAGTGATTAATATTATGAAAAGCGCAATATGCTGCCGCCATATTACCAACGTTTAATTGGAAGTGAACACCATCTGTACTACCTTCTTGTGGGATCTTTTCAACTTCTCTAATAAAGTACCACCAGTTCCGACAAATTTCAGTATATATTTTTGCCTTTTGTTCTGATGTTAAATTAGGACTATATGGATCTACACCAACTAAGGAAGCGTCATATAATTTAAGCATAAATTTATTATTTTTTACACCCTTTGTTTTTAGCGTATATGCCATCTCTAAAAAGGATTTATTTTGAGTGTCTACATCATATATGTAATCCATAATAAAACCTCCTTTTAACTATATTATCTATAATTAATTGTTAATAACCATAAATATCTAAAATTAAAAAGAATTAATCGGTTTAACATGGAACAATAAATTATATTATTATGCAAATAAATGGAGGTAAATTAATATGGCAATTTATACATATCCTCATGTTAACATTTCTACAACGGCAAATAAAAGAAAAACCGCAACAGTTGCTGAATCAAATGCAACTACTCTTTTAGCGCCATTCACATGTGATAGAGGTCCAGAAAATGAATTAGTAGCAATCGATAATTTCTCTGATTTCGTTCAAACATATGGTGAATTAGATTATTCAATTGCAGATCAAAGACAAATTTTAAATATAGGTAACTGGTTATCAAACGGTGGCCGTGTATTAGCGTGCCGTTTAACAGATATTGGCGATGATGATGTTGATAGAGCAGCTCAAATTGCGGATAATACTAAATATTATCAAGTTCTTGGAACAGAGACACAAACAACAACATCGGAATTAACTTGGAGTTCTTTTATTACAGAAAATAGAGATACTGAAAATATTATCAATGAATCTACTTGGGAGATCTATAAGATTGATGTTAAAGCTAAATATTCTGGTACATACTATAATAATATTTCTATTAAATTTGAACCAAAGTCAAATAGTAAAGGATATTATGATGTTACTATCAGTAAAACAACAAATGGTATAACAACAGATCTTGAAAAATATAGAAATAAAACATTTAGCACATTCAGTGATATTGAAAAAAATTCAGCATACATTGGTGCAATCAATGTTTATAAAGCAGATTTTAGTCATTCAGCTAAAAAGATGACCGAAATCTTAATTAAAACATCTAGCACTGATACTAATCCAACTAAGGTTGTGTGGGACGACTCTGTTTATTCTGATTTCAAAACTTGGGCTGTTGCTAATTTGAAACCAAAATTCTCAGGAGTAACTCTTTACTATACTGATGCTGATGGTAAACCAGATACTTCCGATACTAATGCGGTTAAAGATACTAACGGTAAATTAATTTATTGTACTGGTGCTACTAATACTGTTGGAAGTAATGTAGCTTATATTAGAGAATCTAGATCACTTCAATCTGGAAACAATGCTGCTGCATCAATACCATGTGTTATTCCATTAAACAAATCTGGTTTAATTTCTATTACTGTTGGTGGTACATCAAATTCTATTACTGCAAATACAATGTATTATACAGAATCTGTTAAATATCAAATTAATGAAAATGCTGTTGATTTTGGCTCTGAATTAAATACAGTATTCACAAATGATGAATTAACTACTAAAAAAATCTATAAATTCCAATCAGCATTTACTCTTAAGTTAGCTGGTGGAGCCGATGTAGATTTTAATACTTATATTGAAGGTAAAGAAATTACTACTGGTAATACAACAACATGGAGTTCTCACTTATATAGTGATTTAACAAAGATCTTAGCTCAAAAATTAACTACACCATTTGATGTTATGATTGATAGTGGTTATAAGATTGATGTTAAAAAAGATCTTGAAAAATTATTCGCTGTAGGTGAAGCTGATTTTGAAAAACGTGATGATGCATTCTTAGTATTAAATGACATTTGGGTTAGAGGTAATGGTAGACGTAATAATTCTGCAGCCGCTTTAACACAATATAGTAATGATGAAATGGCTACTTTAGTTCAATCTGGTTATGAAAACATCACAATTGTAACTCAACTTCATAAGATTGAAGATATTTATTCAAAAGAATCTGGTAAAGAAGTATTTGTTTCTACATCATATTTCGTAGCTGGTTTATATCCATATAATGATGCTACATATGGTCCACAATGGCCATCAGCAGGTCAAACACGTGGTGTTATTCAAGGAAGTTTATGGGTTGACTATATGCCAACTAATAAAGAAAAACAAGCTTTATATGAGGCACATATTAATTATGTTGAAAAAGATTCACGTGGTTTATATATTATGTCTCAATTAACCGCTACTGGTACTAATGATGATACGGCATTAAAATTCGTAAATAACGAACGTGCTTTATTAAAGATGAAGAGACAATTAGAAACTGCAGCTAGAAAATATTTACATGAATTCAATGATAGTATTACTATCGATAATATTCAAAATGTATTAAATACTACTATTGCTAATTGGATTCAAAATAGAACATTATCATACGCATCTGTTGATATTTTAAATTCTACAGTTGATGAATCATTATCACCTGAAGAATTATCAATTAAATTAAACGTTAAATTCACAGGAACAATTGAAGTTATTTCAATTGATATCACTGTTGATTAAAAGGAGGCATTATTATGGCAAGTAAAACACCAAAAACAATATTTGCTAGTCGTGGTGAGAACGATCCTTTAAAGAGTCTTAATAGTGTTGGAACTTTCTTTAACGGAGCAGACCCAACAGCATTCGATGGTATTGAATTAGATCCATTTGTTACTGGTTACTGCATGATTTATTGGAAATCTTTACCATCATGGTTCGCTGATGATGATGATTTAAAGAATTTCCAAGTATTAACTCAAAAATTCCCAGTTTCATTCAATGGTATTAGTGATGTTGAATTACAAGAATCATCACAACAATATGGTTTTGCTGGAAATGAAGTAAGTTTCATTACTGGAATTCAAAAGAATAATACAGATTTCACTATTGGATTTAAAGAATTCAGTGGTACTCCAATTACTAAGAGTATCGATAAATGGATTAACTTAATCCGTGATAAGAATACTGGTATCGCATTATATCCTAAATTATATAATTGTGAATATAGTGCTCGAAACCATTCTGGACAATTATTTGTAATGTTCTTAAGACCTGACGTAACTAATACAGGACACGATAACCTTGAGAAAGCATTCTTCTGGTCAAACGTAGTTCCAACAAATGTCCCATGGTCTTCATTATATAGCTATGAACTTGGTTCACAAGATTCTCCAACAAGTGTAGATATAAACTTTAAGGGTGTTATGTTAGAAGGTCCTGCTATTGATGCAGCTGCTAAAAAGATCCTTGATGAAAAATTACTTAACGTTGGCGATGAAAATAATAACAATGCTCATTTATTCATTACAAGCTTAACTCAAGCTGGTGATGCTGGAACAGAGTTATTTAAATCAGGCGTATTAAAAGAAATTTATAATCCAGATAAGTAAAAAAATAAAGACAGAGATTAATTCTCTGTCTTTATTTTTTTTAATATTTATAATAACAATAAATTATAATAGCGTTATATTGGAGGGCTGTATATGGGTCGTAAAAAATTATCCGAAATTATTTCATATGAACAATTTTATGAAGAATATATTACAAATAATCTTAGTATTAATGAAATAGCTACTAAATTTAATTTAAAATATGAGCAATTAGCATACTTGAATAGCTCACAATATCATATTAAAAAAGATTTAGCTGATATTAATAAGAATATTCAACAAACATTTCTAAATAAATATAATCAAACTAATCCTATGAAATGTAATGAAATAAGAGAAAAAACGAAACAAACTAACTTAATGAAATATGGAACTGAATGGAGTACACAATCAGAAATAGTGCAAAATAAAATAAAAGCAACATGTTTAGAAAAATATGGTGTTGAGTCTGCAGCTAAAAATAAACAAGTTCATGATAAAATGGTACAAGGCGTTGTTGATAAATATGGTGTTCAAAATGTATCACAGAATAAAGAAATTCAAAATAAAATACAACAGACTATGATTGATACTTATGGTGAGAATTGTTATTTTAAAACAGAGAAGTTTAAACAACAATCTAAAAAGACGTGCTTATCTAAATACGGTACAGAATTTTCAGTACAAAATGATCAAGTAAAAGAAAAGATAAAACAAACTAAATTCGAGAAATATGGTGATCCAAATTATAATAATGCTGAAAAATTACGTGAGACATGTGTTCAGAAATATGGTAAAGAATATTTTAATCAAAATGAAAAATTCTATAATATTTTTATTAATAAAGAAAACTTAAAATCATTTATTGATGAACATTTTAATGGTAAATGTTCATTAACAGAATTAGCCGAAGCTACAGAATATAGTGTTGGGAATGTTGGAAAATTGGTTCACAAAATCAATGCTGAAGATTTAATTACATATATCTGGGATGGTGAATCAAATTTTGAACATAAGATAATTACATATATTAAAGAATTAGGTATTACTAATATCATTCAACATGATAGAAATCAAATAGCTCCACAAGAATTAGATATTTATCTACCTGATTATAAAGTAGCTATAGAAATCAATGGTAATTATTGGCATTCAGATATTTATAAAGAAAAGAAATATCATTATAATAAATCGATTAAATGTGAAGAAAAAGGTATTCGTTTAATACATTTATATGAATATGAATTAACAAATCCAGTAAAATTTGAAATTATTAAAACATTAATAGGATTATCATTAGGTCATGTAGAAAATAAAATCTATGCAAGAAAATGTGAGATTAGAGAAATTACAAATAAAGAAGCAAAATCATTTAATGATATGAATCATATTCAAGGTCATCGTAACGCACAAGTTACATATGGTTTATTCTATAATGATGAATTAGTTCAATTAATGAGTTTTAGTAAACATAAGAATTATGAGTGGGAGATTATTCGTGGATGCCCAGGATCAAATAACTTAGTTATCGGTGGTGTTGGAAAATTATTTAATCATTTTATTAAAGAAAAAAATCCAACAGAAGTCTTTAGTTATTGTGATTATAATAAATTTAATGGTGTATCATATGAAGCTATAGGTATGCAATTTATTGGTTTTACAGTACCAGATAAACATTGGTTAATCAATGGCTGTCATAGAGCTAGATCAGCATCGAAATATAAAATATATAATCAATCACATGACGCTATTTTATATGGTTCTGG